CTCCGTATCTGGCACAACTGTGTCTTACAACGGAGGTCACTTATCAAGATATGCTCAAACAACCACTTCTAAAGACGAATCACTCGTTAAAGGGACTGTGCTTTCTAATCTTGATGAAATGAGCGTTTACATAAAAGATGGGCAACCTGTTGCAAACGAACAGCTTAACAAAGTAAAAGTGTCTGATGTTGAAGGCGATGCAAATGTTGCTGGTGTATTTGTAAACTGGACACATGATGACGCACACGATGTTGACGAAATTAACATGGCTATGACTGGCGATATGATTATTCGCATTGCCCAAGGCACAACTGTTCAGCGTGGTGACTTGCTCATGTCTGCTGGCAATGGAACAGCCAAGCCACAAGGCGATGACATTGTTCGTTCTAAAACTATTGCCAAAGTCACTTCAACCCATGTCACTTGCACATACGCAGACGGTTCTTACTGTGTGCCTTGTGTGCTGATGGCTTGCTAATTTTTAAAAGGAAAAATCATGACTACCACTTGGAAAATCACAAACCTTGATAGCAACACAGCCGATGGCTTTGTAACAACAGCACATTGGACAGCAACAGCAGTAGACGGAGAACACTCTGCCTCTGCCTACGCAACAGTCTCATGGCCTGAAGGCACTCCTGCCGTACCCTATGCAAATCTCACAGAAGCCACAGTCCTTAATTGGGTGTGGGAATCTGTAGACAAAGCAGCTACAGAGGCTTCTTTGGCGGCTCAGATTGCTTTGCTGAAGAACCCTGTAAAAGCCACAGGTACACCTTGGGGTCAAGCATGAAGTTAGAGTTGGAAACAAACGAAGTCCAATTCATCTTGAATGTATTGGGTGAGATGCCAGCCAAGTCTGGTGTATGGCCTCTAATTCTCAAGATCAAAGAACAGGCTGACGCACAACTTCCTAAAGAGCCATCGGAGTGAGTCATGCAAGAAGTTACCCATGCACAAATCTACGAAAGACTGGTTGCAGTTGAAGCCAAAGTAGATACCATTGATAAAAACACCAGTGATCTAGTAGGCGCTATTGAAGCGGCTAAAGGTGCTGTCAAGGTTTTGAATTGGATAGCTTCTATTGCTCAACCTGTTTTATGGGTTGGTGGTTTGATCTTGGCAGCAGGTGCTGTTTGGCAAACTTGGATTAAGAAGTAATGTCTAGTCAGAAACAACTAGATGTACCACCAGTTCCTAATTTGGGGACTTCTGGTGTTTCTTACTCTCAAGAAGTACAGAACCAGAATAATGGCACATTGAGGTTGTTTTTCATTAAACTACTTAACGCTGTTCAAGCCTTAACTGCTAGAGTTGGTGGCAAGTACATCAACTTTCCATTTGGTGCGTTCCAAAGCCTTGTAGACCAGCCTATTGCGTCAGCAAATACTGCTTATGCAATGACGCTAGACACCACAGACTTTTCTAATGGCGTAACCTTAAGCAATAGCTCAAGAATCAATGTAGCTAATGCAGGTTTGTATAACTTGCAATGGTCTGGTCAGTTTGTTAATACTGATTCACAAATACATGACTCAAGCGTTTGGATACGAATTAATGGTACTAACTTAACTGGATCTACTGGATTTCTTTCTATACCAAACAGTCATGGTGGCGTAGATGGTCATTTAATTGTTGGTTGGAATTACTTTTTACAGTTGGCTCAAAACGATTATGTTGAGCTTTATTGGTCTGCAACTAACACTGCTATTTCACTTCAGCACTTTGCCGCCCAGACAAGCCCTACAAGACCCTCTACAGCATCATTAATTGTTACAATGACCTTTGTTTCAAACCTACCTGATTGACAAAGAATATGGCCTACATTCCACTCCAAATTCCTCCAGGTGTATTCAAGAATGGTACAGAGTATCAGGCTAAAGGTCGTTGGAATGGATCTAATCTAGTTCGTTGGTTTGAAGGAACTATTCGCCCTGTTGGTGGATGGCGTAAACGCACAACTACTCAATTGTCTGGCAAAGCTAGGGGGTTGATTAACTGGCGTGATAACTCAAACAACCGCAGAATTGGCATTGGCACACATTCAAAGCTATATGTTTTGAGTGAAAGTAATACTTTAACAGACATTACTCCGACAGGATTTACTGTTGGTGATGCAGATGCTGTCCAAAAGATTGGTTATGGTTATGGCACTTATGGAAGTTTTGCCTATGGTGTTGCTAGACCAGACTTGGGATCAGTCACTCCCGCTACTACATGGTCTATGGATACATGGGGTGAGTATTTGGTTGCTTGCTCATCTAAAGATGGAAAGCTCCTTGAATGGCAGTTGGATACTGGTACAGATGCTGCCGCCATCACAAATGCTCCAACTGGTTGTACTGGTTTGGTTGTAACTCAAGAGCGTTTCTTATTTGCTCTGGGTGCGGGTGGTAATCCTCGTAAAGTACAGTGGTGTGACCAAGAAAACAATACTGTATGGACTCCTGCCGCCACCAACCAAGCGGGTGATTTTGAGCTAACAACCATTGGCTCTTTGCAGTGTTCTAAGCGGATTCGTGGTACTACCATCTTGTTTACAGATGTGGATGTCCATACTGCCACTTACATTGGCCCACCCTTTATTTACAGTTTTGAGCGTGTTGGTACAGGTTGTGGAGTTATTTCTAAACAATCAGTAGCGGCTACTGACAATGCCTGTATTTGGATGTCTGGATCAGGATTCTGGATATACGATGGTTTTGTTAAACCTTTGCCATCAGATGTATCTGATTTTGTTTTTGGCAATCTGAACACTACCCAAGCCTCTAAGGTTTATTGCGTCCATAACTCAACATTTGGTGAGATTTGGTGGTATTACCCAAGTGTGTCTACCAATGAGGTAGATTCCTATGTGACCTATAACTATCGTGAGAATCATTGGTCTATTGGCACTTTAGATCGTACTTGCGGTACAGACAAAGGTATTTTTAGCAACCCTATTCTGGTTTCCTCAGATGGGTATGTCTATGAGCATGAGGTTGGCAACAACTATGATTCCCAGACATTGTTTGCTGAGTCAGGACCAATTGAATTAGGTAATGGCGACAGGGTAATGAGTCTTACAGGATTAGTTCCTGATGAGAAGACTGCAGGTGATGTTAGGGCTAGTTTTAGTACTAAGTTCTACCCAAATACCACTAAATACACGCATGGCCCATATACCTTATCTTCTCCTACATCAGTTCGTTTAACTGGTAGACAGATTGCAGTAAAGATTGAAGGTGTTGCTTTAACAGATTGGCGAGTTGGTGTTATCAGATTTGATGGGAAACCTGGCAGTTTGAGATGATTGACTACGAGAAATATAAAGTAGATGGTGAACTACCACTATGGGCTGTATATTTTAAAAAAGTAGAGAAAATTTTAGAACCTGCTTTAGAATACGATAATACGCATAATATGCAAGATGTAGCCGACTGTATTGACAGTAGTACGATGCAATTATGGACAAGTGATAACAGCGCAGTAGTCACTCAAGTGCAGATATTCCCAAGAATGAGGGTATTGCACATATTTTTAGCGGCAGGTGATCTAGCAGATCTAGAAACCATCACCCCCCGTATTCAGAAGTTCGCTGAAGACATGGGATGCCAAAAAATCACCCTGACAGGACGTAGGGGTTGGTCAAGAACTTTTGTATCTAAATTTAACATGAAGCCAACACATTATTGGCTTTCTACGGAGGTGTAATTATGTCTGGTGGTTCTAGTCAACAAACAGCGCAGCTTGATCCTGCATTGCGTGACGCTTACTTGCAAAATGTGCAAACATCTAGAGATGTTGCGGGAGAATTAGCTCCTCGCCAATTTGCGGGATACAACCCAGATCAAGCACGTGCAGCTCAGTTAACCAGAGACTTTGCTAATCCAAACAATGCCATATTCCAAGGTATTGGTGCTTCATTTGATGTCGCCAACAGAGCGGCAAACTATCAGCCTCAGAATGTCCAAGCACAGCAATTTGGTGGCGCTCAAGTAGCTCCATCTGCTATGGCGGCTCAGACAGGCTATAACCCTGCTACGGCTCAATCAGCCTCTGCTGGTCCTGCCGCTACTGCCGCTACACAAGGCTACAATGCCGCAACATTTGGTGGCGCTCAAGCAGGTCCTGCTACACAAGCACAAGCCACTGGTTATCAGTCTCTTGGCTTTACTGGTCAACAGGCAGGTCCTGCCGCTACTGCTAGGGGTCAAGGTTATACCTCTTTAGGATTTACTGGACAACAAGCAGGTCCTTCAGCACAGGCTCTTGCCGCTCAGATGAATAGAGATACTGTTCGTGAAGTTGGTGCGGCAGGTGTTTCTGGTCAACAAGTAGCCTCTACTGCTCTGGGTCAGATTGCTCCACAAGCTCGTCAGAATATTCGTGATGTACAGGCAGGTTCATTCTTAAATCAGAATGTTCAGCAGTACATGAATCCTTATACTCAGGCTGTTACAGATCAGTCTTTGAGAGATCTAGAGCGTTCTAGACAGTTGCAACAACAACAGACTTCAGCTAGTGCTACTGCGGCTGGAGCCTTTGGTGGTTCACGCCAAGGTGTTGCTGAAGCAGAGACTAATCGAGCCTTTGGTGAGAATGCCGCTCGTTTGGTTGCCCAACAGAATGCTGCCGCTTATCAAGCCGCACAACAAGCTTCTGAGGCTGATTTATCTAGAGCTATGCAAGCTCAACAACTTAATCAAGCACAAGATGCCGCCACTACCCAACAGGCTTTGGCTCTGTCTGGTCAGTTTGGTTTGGCTAACCAAGATGCAAGTCTACGTGCAGCATTGGCTAATCAAGGTGTTGATGTCACTACTGGTCAAGCTAATATGCAAGCCCAACAGCAAGCTAATCTGGCTAACCAAGCGGCTCAAAATCAGATGGCACAATTCAATGTTGGTAACCTCCAACAAGCAGGATTGGCCTCTCAAGCTGCGGCTAATCAGGCGGCTCAGTTTGGCGCTCAAGCAGGTAATGTTGCAGACTTGTCAAACCAAGCGGCACAGAACCAAATGGCTCAGTTTAATGCTCAACAACTTCAGCAAGCAGGTCTGGCAACTCAGGCCGCTGCCAACCAAGCCGCTCAGTTTGGTGCTGGCGCTCAAAACACTATTGCCGCACAGAACGCTGCCGCTCAGAATCAATTGGCTCAGTTCAATGCAGGTAACTTGCAACAAGCAGGTTTAACAAACGCTGCCGCAATGAATCAAGCTGGTCAATTCGGTGCGGCTTCTGCTAATCAAGCGGCATTGGCTAATCAGGCCGCTCAGAACCAGATGGCTCAGTTCAATGCGGGTAATCAACAAGCAACCAACTTGGCAAACATGGGTGCTTTGAATCAAGCAGGTCAGTTTGGCGCTTCTGCATTTAATCAGGCAGGTTTGGCTAACCAAGCGGCAATCAATGCGGCTAATGCTCAACAAGCAGGTTTGACACAACAAGCAGGTTTAGCTAATCAGCAAAACTTCTTGCAAGCAAACTTGGCTAACCAACAAGCAGGTTTAGCGGGTAATCAGCAGAATTTAGCTGCGGCAGGTCAAATGGCAGGTATTGCTCAGAATGCTCAACAGATGGGCTTCCAAGGCGCTCAGAACTTGGCGGCTCAAGGTCAATTCCAACAGCAGTACACACAACAGCAATTGGATGCAATCCGCAAT